AGGCCACGATGAACGTGTTGACCTCTGGTGTGATCTATGTCTTTAGCGCCCACGCTATTGCCATGGGTGATGCCGTTCGTGTGTTCCACACCAACTCCGCCTCTGTTTCCTCTAACAAGGGATACATCGGGCGCTATGGCAAGACCGCTGAAGCTGGCAAAACCTTCGAGATCACCTCTGGTGCTCGTTGGCTGAGTTCCTGCGCGGCTGGTGGCATCGCTCAGCTGGAGATTGATGTCAACGCCCTCGCCGTTTCCGCTGATACTTGATAGGAGCTATTACTAATGACTAATAACCAAGTAAGGACCGATGATGTCGGTCTCTTCCTCGCAAGAGAGCTGGAGACTGTCCTCAGCCGCGTTCTTGAAACTGAGTACGCCGATCTGAAATATGCTCAGATCCTGCCTGTTTCTACTGAAGTAGCTGAGACCTCCGAGGCTTACACCTATCGGGTGTTTGATGCTCAGGGCAAGATGAATGTCATCCAAGACAAAGCATCTGACCTGCCCCGCGCTGACATCCTGCGGAAGGAAATCACCCTGCCTGTGCGTTCACTTGGCGGTTCCTTCGGATATACCGTGCAAGAGGTCCGGCAGGCTGCTTCTGTCCCCGGAATGAACCTGGAGACTCGTCGCGCTGCTGCTCTGCGTCGTGCTGCTGAAGAAGCAGTTAATGACATCGCTTTGTTTGGCGATGGCCCTTCTGGAATGAAAGGCTTCCTGAACAGCGATCAGGTGGACAAGACCGTCCCTAATAAGTGGTTTGACGGCGCATCTACCACCACCGATGAGATGCTGGAGATCCTCAATGAGGCTCCTACTCGTATCGTTCAGGGCTCCAATATGAAGGAGACTCCCAACACGATTCTTCTGGATTACAATAGCTATCGCATCATCTCAACGACGGCTCGTTCGGCTAGCTCCGATGAAACCGTCCTTAGCTTCTTTTTGAAGACTAACCCCTTCATTCGTTCGATCGAACCGATCAACGAATTGTCTGCGGCTAACTCTGTACTGAGCAAAGATCGGCTGATCTGCTACGACCGCAGCCCTGAGAAGCTGCAACTGCACATCCCCCGCACTCTGGAGCTGCTTCCCCCCGAACGCAAAGGGTTGGAGTACTCAGTCGCTGGGCATATGCGTATTGGCGGCACCGCCATCTACTACCCCAAGAGCGTTCTCTACGTCGAGAAGGCCTGATAAAGAAAACCCATTCTTCAGAAAATGATTGTTACTTACTCACCACAACTGGAAAACCCGCCCCGCGATAAGGAGGTCATTCTTGGCTTCACTTTTATCGGGGAACGGTCAGGTTCATCCGAGTATGTGCAGTTCAAGTCCGGCGTCAACCGCGATGTTGATGCCGCGACCTGGACAAAGGTGAAGGAGATGCCCCTGGTCGCAGAACTTATGCAGCTAGGTGCTCTCACGGTCACCGAGGACGTTGAGGTTGTGACTGCAGCTCCTGCACCCAAGAGCGGCTTGGGAACCATGCCGGTCAAGGAAGCGCTTGCTGCGATCAACTCAACCTTTGATATCGACCTGCTCAAGGAGTTTGATTACGCCGAGAACCGGGTCCGCATCAAGAACGCAATTCAAAAGCGCATTCGAGCAATCACTGAAGGAGAAGGTTAATGGCGGTCACCAGCACTTCCTTTATTGCAAGGTTTCCTGAGTTCTCGAACCAGGAGAGTGCTGTGGTGACTGCCACCATCGCCGAGGCCCAGCGCCTTAACGATGAAGACCTGTGGGGTGATCAATACGACGATGCGGTCAACTACATGACCGCTCACCTGCTGGCTGGTCGTACTCAATCGATCGGTCAGCAGATTGGTATTGCTGCATCTCCCCGTACAACCAAGTACATCGGGGCAGCGGGCTATACCTTCGCTGACTCCCAGTACGGGGCAACGTATCTATTCCTGAGGGAGGGGCTGGTCGATGTGACCGGCTTTGCTTTCTGATGGGTAAGTATTCACCGTTCGACAACGCGACCCTGATCTTCCAGGTCTATGGCTCGTATGCCGTCGACCCATCGACCGGTAATACGGTTCAGAACAACGTTTCTGAGACATATAAGTGCAATGTCCAGCTGGACGGAGCTTTTACAGAGAACAAGGAGGGTGTGAACGAGGTCAGCGCTAGCTGCTCCGGCAAGCTGCTTGAACCTGCTGTATTCACCTCCAAGATCAAGGTTGGGATGGAAGCAGCTGCGACCATCAATGGAGCAACTGGCAAACTTCGTATTTTGGATTTGGGCACTAATGTTCTGCCTTTTGCCAGGGCAACCCAATTCCAGAGTTTTACGGGGGTCTTCGAGCAGAACGGAGCAGCGGGATGAGTCTTAAGGTCAAACTCGACTTCAAGGGTGTTCAACCGCAGGATCTTGAGCGCCGACTTAAGAGTGGAATCCGCAAAGCCTTTGATGAGGTTGTTCCCGATCTAGACCGCGAGTTCACGGTCAAGATTCAGGCTCCTGAGTATTTCTGGCCCCGTCAAACGAAGCGGAAGAATGGTAGCACTGCTTATCAAGTTCGTAATATTGTCGATCTTGGTGATCTGAGGCGTAGCCAACAAAATCAGAAAATCAATAATTACACATGGGAATGGAGGTGGACCGTTGATTATTCGGCTGTAGTCCACAACGGCGCCACAATGAAGAGCGGGAGTAAGTACCCAGCCCGACCTTGGACAAAACGTGCCGAGCTTTCTATTGACCCTGCAAAAATCATTTCAGATACTATAAGGAGAGAACTTGATGGCTAGTGCTTCTCAATTGCGCTCCATCATCGACTCGACCATAGGGGCGTACTTAGGAAACTATACACTTCCTAATTCATCCCAAATCCCCGCCCTTTGGGTTCGGGGCTCACAGCAAATTCCTAAGGACTGGAAAGTCAGCGGCACCGAATGTGTGATCGATGAGGTTCCAGAGACCCGGAATTCTCCAACGATGTCCCAGGCAGTTTTTCTGCTGAAGCTGTGGAACGTAACTCTTACTAGTTACGACACCTCAGTTACCTTGGACAATCTGAGGTTGCTACTTTTTCAGGCCTTTCCTGATGTGGAGACTTCGGTTTTTACACCGCAAACGGACATATCGTTTGAGACCCTGAAAATCACCATCCCCGACTACTCAATACATACTGAGATAGGCTAATGGCTCAACTTCCTGGATCCGCTTTTCTCAAAGGGCGTGATCGTATCGTTCGCATTTCCGAAACCGGCGGTGCCCGTGCAGTTCCGGCGTCCCATGGATCTGGTGACCCGAACGCTGCATATACCATCCCCGGTTCTAACTACACCGGCACTAAGTTCATCAAGGGTCTGACCTCTGCTGAATACACGCCTTCACCGACTTCCCAGGAATTCTTCCTGATGGGTGACGACGGTTTCCGCGACAGTGTCGGCGTCACCATGGCTGGTGAGCTGTCTTGTACCGCTTTCTTCATTCAGGCGCTTAACTCTGGTTCTGCCAGCCAAGCAATTGACGACGCGCTCGTCATGATCATGAAATCTGAAAATGATCCTGATCGTGAGCTGTATGTTGAAGTTTTGACCTATCTGGGTCAAGAAAGCAGCAACCACAAGTACAACACCCGCGCCTTCAATGCTTGCGTGACTGGTGTTTCTGAAAGTGCCGCTTCTGACGGAGTTATTGAATATTCCTGGAGCTTTCAATCACGCGGTCAGATTTTTGTTGGCGAGTTTGACGCCGGTACTTCTAAGCTTGATGTGTACGCCTGATGCAGTCTGATCTGCTTATCTCAAAAGACAAGCGGTCATACTTCATCAATTGTCGAACCAAAGGTGAATTACTTGAAGTGGGGGCGGTTTATATCGCTCCTTCTTCGTGTTCGCCTTTAGAACTTTTGACAGAAGAAGGTGCTAGCTTGACAGTAGAAATTCCAGAAAATGCAATCGATCAGGACACTGAAATGATCGCTGCAGATACTTCTTTTTACATCGTTTCATGAGCAAGTATTCTAAGATCTTTTTTGGCCAGAAAAAGTACCACGACATCCAGCCATTTCGTTTCCCGATCTACAACGACCTTGTAGCAGGCGAGATTGAGGGGATTGAGGCACTGGCAAGAAAGCAGGCATCCAACACTTATGCCTTGCTAAAGATTGCCAAGGACGTGGCGCAGAAGCAGGATATTCCCGTACAGGATGCGCTCGATGCCCTCAGTGATGTCGACAGTAACCAAGAGCTGCTTTTCGAGTATGTCGACGAGTTAGCACTGATCCAAACTCAAGGTCAGTCGGTCAGCGAGATGAAGATCGAGACCGTCACCTTGTTCATGCGGTATCGGGCTGAACTCAAGGAGCGCAACAAATGGGTGCAGGTCCCTGACTGGGAGATGGACGACACCCGAGAGATGCCTCGCCGACTGTTGGATGATATTTATGATTTCGTTGATTGGGAGCGAAACGGTTGGCCCGAAGATGACGACTCGGAGGAAGACCAGGGAAACTAACTGACGAGGCGGCCAACAACAGGCTCCTGTTTCTGCGGGAGTACCTGGCCACCTCGGAGATTGATCTATTGAATGTATACACAGAGTTTCGCGACACCCCGGCAGGTCGTGATGTGGGTATGAATCGCTTTTTGCGTCTGCCTATGAAATGTGTCTATGAGGTTGTGAAGATACAAAGTGAGCGTAAAAAGAGACAAGCAAATATTGATTCGATTAGCACTGCT